TGCTATTCCTTATAGAATGCTCCGAAATGTGGTACAAGGCGAAATGTACGGCTAATGGATGCTGCATTGAGCAGTTCGCGTATGTTGCTAATGGGTACGCAGAGGGTGTTGGAATGATAAAGTCGAGAATAATTGAATTGTTTAATAAAAAACCAGTATTCGGGCAGTTATCGCTTTTTGAGGAATAAAAAGCAGGGGTTGCCGCCCCTGCTCCCGACCGCCTAAACAAAGTCAGTCTTTTACTATTAATAAGAGTATACCACATTATATTGACTTTGTCAAGGGGGAAATCATGCAAAATAAATACAAAATACCTACAACAGCAAGAGCGACCTGTCTGTGTCTTATTAGAGATTATGACAGACTGGTGAATTTGCACAAACAACAAGTAGCCGACACCATCTACAGCGGAGGAACTTCCGTAGCCGCTATAAGTGACGGCGGTGAAATATCAGACAAAACAGCCGATAAAGCAATTCGACTGGAAGAGGATTTTGTGGCGAAAATCGTCAAAGCAATTGAACAATCGAAGCTTCAAATAGGCGATAGGTTCATGTCTGATGAGCAACGAGAGTTACTTACAGAGTTAATTTGGGACAGCTGTTTAGAGTTGAGAGAGTTTTGCTTTGAACAAAGGCGGGGCGAGTTTTGCTATGAAAAAACGTATTTCTACAATGAACGGTCGCTGTTTTTAAAGCGCATTGCTGAAAAATTAGGGTTAATTTTTTGAAAAGTGTGGTCAGTGCAGCGAAAAAGTGTGCTATAATTGTAGCATGGGAAAATGTAAAACACGATAAACCCGCTTGAAAAGGCGGGTTTTGTCATATTTAAGAAGACGACAAGAGTACAGGGAGAGAATAGGGCGTGAGTGATATGCTATGCAAGAAACAAGAGAAGCCGCTTATGCGGATTTTAAGAGCGGAATGTCGCTTGCTGAAATATCCCGAAAACACGATGTAAAACTCGATACAGTTAAGAAGTGGAAAAAACGATACTGGACTAACGAGGGGACAGAGCGGGGGACAGGGGGACAAGGTGGGGGACAAAAAGGGGGACAAGGGGACAAGGTGGGGGACAGGGGGACAAAGCCGCCGAAACCTACCATTAAAGAATCCGCACAAACTACAACCGATAACACTTTTATTGATAGCTACACCGAGAACCCAAATGACAGATTAACCGAAAAACAACGGCTTTTCTGTCAATGCTATAGTAGGACGTTCAACGCTACTCAATCGTATTTGAGGGCTTATGGCGGAACTTACAACACAGCGAAGGCAAACGGGTATCGACTGCTTACAAACGCTGACATTATTTCGGAAGTCGAACGGCTTAAAGAAATCAAACGCTTGTCGATAATGGCGACTACAGACGACCTTGTAGAATTGCATATGAGGATTGCTTTTGCTGATATGAATGATTTTGTTGAGGTTTCAAACGCATTGATTGAAGTCGATGGGAATCCTGTCAATGTTACCGACCCCACGACAGACAAATTGAAGCCGCTTATAAGAACAATTGTAAACGCAAAGCCGAGCGATGTTATAGACGGGCAGTTAGTACGTGAAATTTCAGAGGGGCGAGAGGGAGTAAAAGTAAAACTTGCAGACAGCAACCGTTCGCTTGCTTTTTTAGAGCGATGGTTTGAGGCTAACCCGATGGATAAGCACAAGAAAGACTATGACAACTCAATACTGAAACTCAAACAAGACGAACTCGACCTAAAACGCAACGGCGGCGGCGCAGTTGATTACGGAAAAATCGCAGAAGCTACACGTGAGCGAGCAACCATGTTTGTTGAAGACCCCATAGAACGCAATATTGAGGATTTCGAGCAATGAAACAACTTGCGCCGTACAGTAAGCGACAAATAGAATATCTTGATCGCGCCAAAACGAGTTGGTTTAACGTGGCACACGGTGGAAAACGTGCAGGCAAAAACGTAATGCAGTGCAGTCTTGTAGGTAAAGCCATCGACTTTCATAATGACAAGATACACCTTATAGGAGGTGTATCAACCGCTACCGCAAGACTAAACATACTCGATTGTGGCGGGTGTGGGCTTTTGAGGTATTTCAACGGTCGGTGCAGAACAGGCAAATATCAAAACAGAGATTGCCTTTACATTTATTCTGCAATTGGATTTGAAAAAGTCATACTAATTTCCGGCGGAGGAAAAGCAGGTGACGATAAACTTATAAAAGGCAACGACTACGGGGTGGTATATATTACCGAGGCAAATGAATGTCACCCCGATTTTATTCAAGAGACGTTCGACCGCACGCTTGCGAGTTCTTATCCTTTTGTTGCACACGACAACAACCCAAAACCCGAGGGACACTGGTACTACGAAGATGTTTTAGCGCACCACGAAAAGCAGCAGGCGGAAAACCCCGGCTACGGGTTTAACTATGGAAATTTCACGATTGTCGACAATTTAAGCGTAACCGATGAACAGTTGCGCGAAAGATTGAAGCGGTATAAAAAAGGCTCAATTTGGTATTTGCGAGACATTAAAGGACAGCGCAAACAAGCTGATGGGCTTGTTTTCCCTGAATTTAATAGCGAAATCCACATTAAGCCTACCGTCGAGCGCGCGTATTCTGAATGCTATATAAGTATTGACTACGGCACTTCTCACCCGTGTGTGTTTCAATTGTGGGGCGAATGCGATGGAGTGTGGTATTGTGTCAAAGAATATGTGTATAACGGCTCTAAAAACCCTCAAAAAACAGCCAATGAATATTATGCGGATTTGCTTGAGTTTTCAAAAGGATATAAAATAAAACAGTTATACCTCGACAATGCGCCTATATCGAGCAGCTTTAATGTATTGGTGCGGCGAAAAGGCGAATTTAATACGAGAATGTCAGATAATAGCGTTCTTCAAGGTTGTCAAGATGTTTCAATGGCGTTCCAAGCGCAAAAGATATTTATAAACGATTGCTGCGTATGCCTTATAAAAGGTATAGGTTTGTATATGTGGGATAGCAAAAGCGACGAAGAAGCCCCTCTCAAGGGCAATGATGACGAGACAGATTGCATGAGATATTTTGTCCGCACTAAACGAATTGCAGAGCAACGGCGAAAAGGGTTAGTTTCGGCTTATAAAGATAAAGGAGTTTGCTAATGCTAACGTTTCAAGATTTTCAGACCGCCACCGATAAGACGGCTTTTATATTAAAAGCGATTAACGAACACAAAAAATCCGACACGTACTCCCGCGCTAAAACTGCACAATCATATTACGAGCGCAACAACAACGCAATTGCTAATCGTCTTACTTTTATGGAAAAGTACGGCATAAGCAACAGCAAAGTAAAATTTTTTAAGCAGAGTTGCGGCTTTTTCCCGCGAATGTGTAAGCAGCTCACGGGGTATCTGCTCGGGAACGGTATCACGCTGCCTCAGGAAATCAAAAATAAGTTAGGTGTTAGGTTTGATAAAGATTTCAAAAACGCGGGATTGCAAGCACTGATTGACGGTGTAAATTGGTGTTTTTGGAACGTGGACCGCCTTGTGGTTTTCCGCGCAACAGAGTTCGTGCCGTTGTTTGACGAAACCAACGGCGATTTAATGGCTGGTATACGATTTTGGCAAATCGACAGAGAAAAGCCGCTGAATGTCGAATTATACGAAGTTGAAGGTATCACACGGTTTGTCCAAAGTAAAGCCGATGGCAATTCGAGCAACGAACTAACCCAAATCGGCGAAAAAGCGACATATATAAACAGCTTTAGGCGCGACGCAATCAGCGAGGAAGTAATCGACAGTAGCAACTATCCGCGTATTCCTGTGTTTGCGTTCTACGCAAACGAATTGAAATCAAGCGAATTGACGAGTGGACTCAAAGAGGACATAGATGCTTATGATTTTATAAACTCTGATTTGACCGACAGCATAACTCAAATAGAGGGGATTTATTGGATTGTTAAAAATTATGGAGGAAGTGAACTAACCGAGCTACGCGAAGACCTGCATAAACTCAAAATGCTTGTGGAAGAAAGCGATTCAAAAATAGACAGCCACAACTTAGAAGTGCCTCACAAAGCTAAACAAGTCGCCCTTGAACTGCTCGAAAAGAGTATGTTTAACGACACTATGTCGCTTGACATGAAATCAATTACAGGCGGCTCGCTCACCAATGTGGCAATCAATGTAGCTAAGACCGATTTGGATTTAAAAGCCGATTTGTTTGAACAACAGGCTGAAGATGTGATTTTGAACATTTTAGAGCTTTTAGGCATAACAGCCGAAACCCCGCGTTTTAAGCGACGCACAATCACAAACGACACCGAAACGGTGAATAATATCTCTACTATGATATCAGACAGATATGTTGATGTTCGTTGGGCGATTGACAACAACCCGTTAATCGCCGATGAAGACCATAACGAGCTATTTAAGCGCGTTGAATTGGAAAGAACGGGCATCCCAAGCGGCGACACACAGTTAGACGAAGAAGTGAACGAAAATGGCTGATTTAGGAACGCTCTTGACTTACGAGCGAATGAAGACGCTCATTAACCGCCTTGAAACGGTGTACAACGATGCTTACAAAAGTGCGGTCAAAAATGAGCAAGCGTGGATTAATAAGCTGTCTTCGCTGCCCAAAGACGCACCTCTCGAAAAGCGGACGGCTTTTGCAAACGAAGTCGTGCGGCGTGGCAAGCAAAAGAACCGCATAGCGCGGGAAATTGCAAACGCAGGGACAACAGCCGCGCGAATAATCCAAGGCGAATTATCAAACATCTACGGGTTAAACTATGAATTTTCGGCATACTCGATTAGCCGACAGGCGGAGTTAAATCTCAGCCCCGACTTTGCCATATACGACCGCAATCAGTTAGCTGTGTTGGTTCGCGAGAACCAGTCACCATTTACGCGGATTGCCTACAGAAATATGGGCAATGACACCGAAATAGTCAAGCGGTTGCAAAATCAACTCATGCAAGCAACTATTTTAGGCGAGAGCCAACAGCAGATTGTACAACGAATCCGCAAAGTCACAGGACAAAGCATATCGCAGGCGCGGCGGGTTGCACAGACTGAAAGGGTTCGTATTCAAAGTGAAGGGCGTTTTCTTGGAATGCAAGAAGCGGCGGCAATCGGACTCGGAATCAAAAAGCAGTGGATTAGCCGCATGGATGACCGAGTGCGTGACGACCATGCCTTAATCACAGGCGAAATTGTCGATTATGACGAGCCTTTTAGTATAGGGCTTATGTTCCCCGGTGACCCGGACGGCGAAGCGGCGGAAGTCATAAATTGCCGTTGCGTGATGAAGTCCATGGTTGAAAGCACATCGCCCGCACTCGCGGTGCATAGGGAAAAATTCGGCAGAGATATTGGTTTTGATGAATGGCGAAAAAACCGCTTGACAAATGCGGGGAATAGTGGTATACTTCAATATAGGAAGTTCGGAACGGTCAAAAAACTCAACAGACACATAAAAGACCATTTAAAAGAGTTCCCCGGTTTTACAAAAACAGATTATGTTTATCGCGCTTCTGAATTGTTAAGAAGTCAAGTATCAGGTGATATATTAGGGTTTACGGGCATCAATGGAAAAATATTCCGATACGACATAAACAACAATGATTTTGCGGTAGGAAATGCAAACGGAACTATAGCAACATTATTCAAACCTACCGATTTTCTCGAATATTGGAAAGAACAGGTGAAAAAATATGGGAATTAAATGTCCGGTGTGCAAAAAATTCATTTTTGAAGAAGAAAATGACTTTGAAATATGTGATATATGTGGATGGGAAAACGACGGAGTCCAACACAGTAAACCTGACTACTCGGGCGGAGCAAATGTCATGAGTGTAAATCAAGCTCGAGAGGCATATTTGCAAGGAAAACCCGTTAAATAATCTTAAACGCCCGGCAGAGCGGTTTTTAGCGGAGGTAAGCTATGGCAGATATGTCATTCACAATAAAAGACAATTCGGCACAGGTTTTAGCTAAAATGAATTCTAACATACGTAGCGCGTTGATTGCAATAGGTTCAACGGTTGTCGAAATTGCAAGCGATTATATCATGACAAAGTATTATCGGCCCGCTTATCAAACGGGCGATTTATTGCGCTCGTTGACGTTTAATGTTGACATGGCGAATAAAAGGGTAATCATCGGCAGCAACTTGAACTATGCCCCATGGGTACACAACGGCACGGCATCCATGGAAGCCCGCCCTTTTCTTAGAGATGCGATTATGGAAAATATGCAGGTTTGGAAAGAAGTTGTGGCTGAACATTTAGGTGCTGGGTGGGGTGTTTCAACGAAAGTATAATATTAAGGCTGATTATTGTTGTAATAGTCGGCTTTTTTATACATAGCGTTTGTGAAGATGCGGGAGCGAACCCATATAAAAGCGTAATTCAATTCAAACGCGAACTATGAGAACGACCTCATATAAAAGTGTAATGAATTTTTTAAAGGAGACCAACTATGAAAAGTCAAGCCCTTTTTGAAAAATATTTTTAGAAATTTATGGAATTCGGAAAATTTTTAAAAAGGC